GAGGTAATGCATATCTCTAGCACTGTCTTTTAAATCTTCAATATCTGTAAGAACTTTATCCATTTGTCCTCTTAAAAATTCTATGTTTACTTTGTTTAATGCCATGTTCTCGATATGCTTATTTAACTTGTCTGTGGTCTTATAAAGATCTTCAATCATCATAAACTGTTCAGAATCTGCGGGCAGTGAACCTAGTTGTCCACGTGGCCACTTTATTCTAAACTCTGTATTCTCTTCCAGGTCCTTCTCCATGATTTGTATACGAGTGTCTGCAACATTAAGACGTTCTATAATCTGGAAATAGCCCATGGTGCCGAGTGCTACGATGACGATCAGGCTAGCAACCGTCTTCATAGGCATTTGCACAGCGGCCTCTTCAGATATGTTTAATGGTTTCTTACTCATTTAATTTTGGTTTTGGTGGCGGGATTATATATTCTTTTAACTCAAGTTTCAATGGTGTGTGATCCACCGGTCTTACAAAAATAGCCAATAAGCATATTAAAATTATTAATATTGCTGTAAATCTGTAATCCATAGCCACACCTCATTTTTTCTTTTCCTCTATCTCGTAAAAGAAGTTGTCAGTGTCTTCTGTTCGCCACTGCTGTGTATCTTCTACGTTCCAGTAGTTAGTTTGAACCTTCCAATCAGGCACTTGGTCTTTTACCGTAAACGATGGTATGTCCCAAATGAGTCTGTTGTTAGGTTGTGCTGCGTAGTTGCCATCATTTAATGCCAACACGTGAGCGCACTTGTGCTCGTGCGGTATTTCTGAATGATCAGTGTCAAGTATATTAGGCTCTGGATGTGCAAAGTCAACAGTAAATAAATATTTACCGTAGTGCCATTTTTTATCTTTACCAATATATTTGCCTGATTGTGATTCTAAAATATCCCAACTAGTAACAGCAGGATAATAGCTAAAAGAATTCCAAAGCTGTAGTTCATCAAGTCTTCTGCTCGGTACGTCTTCTGCTTTGAAACCACGTTGAATAAACGCGCTAATTGGCAGGCGATAAAATATTGCGCCGTTTTCCATGATCGCATGAAATAAGAGGGCACGCCCTGTAATGCAGGTGACACCGAAGATAATACAGTCTTCAACTTCGCCATGATGTTTTTTAAGATCATATAAATACTCCCTTTTTATTTGAGCATATTCTACAGGAATATTTGCATTTAAGTAAGCCATAATTTATCATTTTATTTGGCCCCAATTAGGACCAGACTCATAGTCTACTTTGTTTGGTACTTCCAAGTCAACAGCAGATTCCATAATTTGTTTTATCTTATCTTCGTTGTTATCAACAGATATATCAAGTTCATCATGCACTTGTATATGCGGTATGATACCCTCTTTGTACAAATCAACCATAGCTTTCTTTGTCATGTCAGCGGCTGATCCTTGTATTAATTTATTTAATGCTTTGTATGTAAATGCTCTCTTGATCCCTGGTCCGTGTTCCGCGAGCGCTTCTTCGTGTGGCAATGCTTTGTGTATACCAAACTGATTTGGTTCCCATAAATTAAATCTACACCTACGACCTAATAATGTTCTAACACGACCTTTGTCCTGGGCTCTACGCATGACACTTTCCATTAACATTTTTACAAATGGTACCTTGTCATGATACGTTCTAAACAAATCTTCAGCATCTTCTTTTGATACACCCAACTCTGCTTGTAATTTATTTTTACCCATACCATAAAACAAACCAAGATTAATTGTTTTTGCCTGTGATCTTGGTATGTTAGCCATGTCAGATACAATCTGATGAAAGTCTGCTTCACCATTATTGTATGAATCTAATACTTCGTCTACACCGTAGAGTCCGTCAAGACTAGCATAGTGTGTAACGAGACGTGGTTCTTGTTGTGAATAATCAAAACAACCCCACTTACAACCTTCTTCAGGTATAAATAAACTTCTGATCCGTGGTCCGAGTTCCTTGTTCCGTGCTGGTATCTGCTGTAAGTTAGGATTATTATAACTAAATCTACCGGTTACTGTGCCACCACTATCTGATCTAATCTGATTTATTTCTGCATGTATTCTACCTTTATGTTGATGCTTTAGTATGGTATCAATAAATGTAGTATGAGATTTATTTATTTCTCTAGCACGAGCTATCAACTTTACCAATGGATGTGGGTGGTTCTGCAGAAAGTTTTTAGTGAATGATGGAGAATTTGTTTTTACGGTTAGGTCATATGGTAGGTTCAGTTTTTGAAAGACTTTCTCTATTGAACGTGCAGCCCATATTTGAACATCTATTGATGTTTCTTTTTTTACTTTGTATAGGCAGTCTTTTTCTTCTTTTAATAACTGTTGCTTTAATTCATATGCTGCTTGGGTATCTACACGAACGCCTAAAAATCGCATATCAACAAGGCAAGGAAATAGTTCAGTCTCTAAATTAAATATATCTTCAACATCTTCGTGATACATTTGTTTCTTCATCTCTTGCCAGAGTTTGTATGTTAATTCTGCATCTTGTTCTGCATACTCACCTACATACATTGCAGGTAATTTATACATTTCTGATTTAGCGTCTACACCCCAAAGGTCTGCAGTTTCTTTCAATACAGCTTCATTTTTGCCTATTCCAAGGTAATCCCGACCCATAGAGCCTAAATCGTATCGAAAGCGATTCTCGTCCACGAGAGAGCCAGCAATCATGGTATCTACAATGATACCATTAATTTTAAGGCCTGCAGCACGTATAAAACATACGTCATACATGGCGTTATGAAATATCTTAACAGCATCTGTATTTAAGACATCTTGAAACCATTTAAGAACCATGTTCTTATCCATGTTACCACCACCTTCATGTGCTATTGGATAATAACCTTTCCAGTCTTGCACAGCCACAGCTATACCAACAATATTACTTCTGCCAGTTACAGAGCCGGAGCCCATAGTTTTTAACTCTGGATCTTTTGTTTCTAAGTCAATTGATATTTCACTATAATCAGATAGGTCAGGAAAAGACTCTGGTGGTAGCCACTCTGTTTGTGGTTTAAATATCGGTTTCACTATAGTCCCTCTCTATTATCATTTCTATAAAATGTATCGCTTTCAATAAGTCCTGTTTCTTTCCCTTATCACGGTGCCTTATTATGTATTTTATAGCACAACCTTCAGGATATAGCAATTCATTCTCTACTACAAACTTACTAGGTTGAATTTTATATTTTTGATAGTGTGATCCTCCGTGTTGTTTATCCCATACTTTAGATGTCATATGCTTTTTTCCTTTGTGGTTCTATTATAAATAAATTGTTTTCTGTTCTAGTGCATGCAACATAAAACAATCTGTGTGTATCATCTGGATTCTTTTGATATTCATCGTACGCTGCTCCAGATAGTTCAGTGTTAATTACTACATTCTCTCTTTCATTTCCTTTTACTCCATGTATTGTGGAGATGCTTATTCTTGGTGTGCTAGATAAATCTTCACCTGCTTTTATTAATTTTGTTATCTTTCTTATATCTTCATTACCTAGTTCATCTAATGCCTCTTGCCACTCTGCTTCTGTTTGTAAACCATATTTATTTTTTAAATCATCTATGCCATAAAACTGGTCTTTGACCATAGCTTTAAATAATTTCTTGTCCCAATTTTTATTCATTTTGTTAAATATTTTTTTACAATCATTAAAGTGCATTGGTACACCCGTTTTTAATTCATCCCACTTTTGTATAATTTCGTATATGTTTTTAACTCTTGGTGTTGCTTTTCTTCTTTGCCAGTACAATCCTTTTTCATCTAACACATCACCGATGTCACTTAACATGTAGTTTGCTGTAGCTAGTACTAGCCATTTACCTTTTGTAAAATCTACTTCATGTAAACTTTGACAACGTTTTACGGCTCCTTCTTTTTCTTTTGGATAATATTTTTTAGATACTCTATTCTTAACTTTGCTTATAATTTTGTTTGCAAGTTCAAAAGGTTTTTGTGGTACCCTGTGTGATTGCTCTAATATTTCTCTTGTGCCTTCTAAATTTATAAATGTATTTACATGTGCGCCATTCCATTTGTAGATACCCTGGTCATCATCTCCTGCAATAAAAGAATCTGTTGCTGATTCTTCTATTCTTTTTACTAACTTCCACTGTATTAAACTTAGATCTTGTGCTTCATCTACAAACATAACCCTTAACTTTGGTGTATCACTACTGCTTAAAAATTTTTCTATCATGTCTGGAAAGTCTACTAGACCATGTTCTGTTTTATATCGTTGTAATTCTTCTGATATAATTTTTAATTTATTTAATGATACTTGTGGATTGTCTGTAAGGTGATAATATTTTACAGGATCTATTTCTTTTGATCGTGCAATGTTTATTAATTGTATATATGGATTTTTAGAAAAGAATACACTATCATGATCTTCATCTTGTTGTGTGCCTTCTATTTCTAATCCCATCTTTTCTCCTAATTCTTTGTAATGTTTTTCTTTCATAACTTGATCTTTGCTAAGACTAAGTTGATTAAAACAAAATGAGTGTAGAGTTTGAAAGTACGGTAGATCATCTAACAAAGATAATCTAAATTTAAGTGCAGCTCTCTCTTTACCTTCTATTGCAGCATTCTTACTAAATGTGAAATACCCAATCTTATCTGGGTCTGTTGTTTCTAAAAATTTTTCTATGTGCCCTAACAAAGTGTGTGTTTTACCTGTGCCTGGTGGTCCATATATTATTGTTCGCATTAGTAATTATCTTTCTTAAATGGTTTTGGTGTATATGTTTCTGGTTTTTTATCAAACCTAGCCACAACAAACACAGATAGTTTGTGTTTACCCACACGTTTAGTTGTACAGTTTAAATTGTCTTTTAACATCTGTGATGTTCTTTGATATGGCACCTTCCAGTGTTTTCTTGATAAATAGTTATGAAAAAAATTATCAAATACAAAGTGATGATAACCTTCTTTAGTATATGTGCCACCATTTTTTAAATCTTCGTAATCATCTTTCTGTATTCTATTTACACAATAATCTTCAAGATAGTTTCGTAATATATCTTTTGTGCCTGTGCCTTCTGCGGGTTCTGTTACTTCTGCATTTTCTAATAGTATATTTGTAAGTTTCTTCCAATCGTTTGTTTTTAATGTTGGTGGATTAAATCGTAATTGTTTTACACATTCTTCTTGAAATAAACTTTGGTTTGTTAAATGTTTTGCAGAGTCAAGATACAATCTATCACCGTCTACGTTCATGTAATAGTATGGTTCCTCTAATGCTACAACCTGTAGATCTGTTAGATTAGGAAATGTTATTTCCTGACCTATGCCAAACTTTCTAGTCTTACACAATTTTTTATCACACAAACTACACATAGGTTGATCATTGCATTTGTATCCCCAATCTTTTTTTTCGTGTTGTTTTGTTATGATGTTTACTTCTATATCTGACAATGGTTGTGCCATTGCAGACTCATTAAATAATATTATTTTTGTTTTCCAGTTTTCTGGCCATTTAGATTTTGCATACACACCATAATGAAATAACGCATTATTTCTACCACCTTCTGTAACTTTATTTTGCACCATAAGTTCCACACATGGTGGACCATCAGAGTATGGTGTCTCTGGTCTTTTAACTTCTATTGTGCTAATGTCCTCTTGTTTATATCTTTCTACTAACTCAAAAAAACTTTCCAGTGTAGCAGCTTCGCCACTCTCAAGAAAGGCATATCTTGTTGTATTACTACAATTAAAGTATGGTAAGTTAAGAAAATTTCCTGTATCATCTTTCGATTTTAATTCTCTTTGTTTTGGAAAAACTTCTGATCCACCATA